GGGATGGCTATTTGCTGTGTGTGATTATCTGACATTTGAAACCGATGAAATCGTACCTAATGAATGGCACTTCAAACCAAGCTTGTTTGGTGTAGATGAAGATGACTATAACTATCAGACATTGAAAGAATTAGATGTACCTTCCGAGGATGTTTTACACTTTGGAAGATTACTTGTCCGATTTAGTGAGATGTTAAAAAGGAAAGGATTAGATTATTAAGATGACTAGAACACAAGCAAACCGTGCCTATTTAAAAATGAAACGCAAATTAATGGAAAACGAGGGTGAGGATATATGCGTAGAGTGTCTAGCTGATCTATGCTTTCCGTCCAGTTATTCAACTATTGAAGGGTGTATAAGACAATCAACCGATAATCCTATTAAAAAAGAGAAAGATAAAACCGATGAATAAAAAACATACCTGTCCGTCTTGCAATTCTATTTTAGAATATGATCAAGGCACTAAACCTACCTGTATAAACGGAGTACCTGATGAAGGGATTGAACCAATTTATTACTGCGAACAATGTAACTATGAAGAAGAAATTGAATTACCTTGCTATCGGGAAAAGGAAGAAGATGGAACTTGGTGGTGCGTTAATGACCATACAGGATGCCTGTACAATAACGGAAATAACGAGTGTATGCATTCAGCTAACCATTGCTCGCCTTTAAGCTTATGAGCATGATAACACTACTCTGTTTAGTATTCATTGCGATCCTATTCATTTCAATGTTGTATTCCGATTAATTAACCAACCAATAAAAGAACCAATATGAAACAAAAAAATAATTTATTACTAGATACTTATAATAGTGTTTTTACTGATGGAGATGACATTTATTACTTCGATATTGTAAAGGATGAAGTGATTGAAGAGAAATGGGATAAAAATAAGAAATACGATCCTTCTTTTCGATATTATAAAGACCATGATGATATTACGCATGATCTTACCTATCATTTCGATTTATTTACAACCGACAACCAATAAAAGAACCGATGAAATTAAACCTAACCGAAGAAACCAAAGAAAACATACGTGTCCGTGCGAAAGCACATATTAATTCAACCGATCCTTCAACCGACCACTGGGATTCCATAGAGACTCCTGATGGTTTCGTTGACTTTAACATCTGGCAGGATGACGACGAGTGGATTGTAACTTGTTACGATACCTATTGCTCAACCGACGATGGATGCGTACATACTGACACTTCAACCTTTAAACGACTAGCTTTATAATGAGCCGAGAGATAACTTTAGAACCGACCGTCATGATTGAAGAGTTAATGTTTTGGATTCACCAGAATGAGATGGGAGGGGACTGCATTGACCCATCGAATAGGTTTTTCCCTTTGTATCTAGAACTACAGAAGCTAAGAGATAAGCTTGATAATGACCGCTATGATACTTACGTGTCCGTGAAAAATGATGAGGTGCGGTCATGAAAATACCTAAGAAGTACCTACATAAAAGTGGTAAGTTGAATCAGAAACTTCTTCAGTGTAATGGTGAGTTTTTTAAAAGAGACCCACACCCAAATGTAAGTGGCATAGTCTTTAATCACTACAATCACCAACGAAAATCTCAATTTTGGACTACCTCTGAAAAATTAAAACCAATCCAAAAATATAATACACCTGTTAGCGTTCCTCAAAAATTTCTGAAAGCTCGAAATACTTTAAACCAAGATGCGTTACAAGTTAGTGGAGAGTTTACAATGAGAGATCCGCACCCTGAAGTTAAAGGCGTTGTATTTCTTGCAAAAAGTGTGAAGGGTAAACAGCGTTGGGGGTGGGCTGATAAAGTATCATCTAAACCTAAGAGAAAAGCCCCGGATGGAATACCTAGTAAATTTATTCATCAAAAAGGTTCTTCTAAAAACAAATTGAATCAAAAAGTTTTGCAGGTTGATGGTAGCTTTAAGAAAAGAGACCCACATCCTGAATGTCCGTTAATAGTTTTCGGGGGTGATAGAGTAAGCGGGCAGAGGTGGGCTACACTTGAAAAAAGTTTAAGAGAATTGAACGCTAAAAGGAGATCCAATATGACCGCTGACCAAATCGAGAGAGCGAGAGAAATAAGCCGAAAAAGCATCACAAGACATAGTTCTAAAAACAGGGCAAGGGTGGCAAAGTGGCAGAAGGAGAACCCTAAAAAAAGAAAAGCTCAAATTAAAAGACGTTATGAAAGAGTTAAAGACGACAAAGGCTTTAAAATAAAGAGGGGACTTAGAAACGCTTTGCGTAACATTAAGCTAGGTTACAAAAGTGAATCCACTGAAAATCTTCTAGGTATTAGCATCAAAAAGTGTTGCTCTTATATAGAAGCACAATTCACAGCTGGAATGACATGGGACAACATGGGTAAAGGTGGTTGGCACATAGATCACATCATTCCGTGTGCGTTCTTTGACCTGACTAAACCGAGTCATCAAAAAATATGTTTTAACTACCAAAATCTACAACCTATGTGGGCTTCTGAAAACTGTTCCAAGCAAGATAAGATTCACTGGTCAATAGTGTTGACTTTGATGATTAATAACTACAAAACCATAGGACTAAATTAATATGACACCGAGAAAAAAGATTACTTACATACACAACGAGAACCCTAACGAAACGAAGACAGAGACGACTACTTACTACAAGAGCGTTGAAGAATTTACTGAGTCAATGGGCAGGCGAAAAGAGAACTTATATCCGCATCTAGAAATTGAGATCGTTGAGGTTGAAGATGTTGAGATAGATTTGTACGCGTCCGCATATAAAGAGGATGCAAGGTACAGATACAACGGATAAACAAACAAACTACTGAGATGGAAGACACGGACGAACACGAGGAGGTATTGGAACATTTAGACGAGTCCATATCTGCACAGGTCACGAAAGGGTACGACTTTTTTTGGAGTAATAATGAGTTGTGTTACGATAGTGAGTTGAAAGTTGTTAGAAGTGACCGACCTCGTGTTCGTCCGCCAACTTGGTTTTGTTACATGAACGAAGACGAAAGAGAACGGCTGACAAAAGAAGTAAAGTGAACGCAATCGAAGCCGAGATGAAACGATGGGGACGAGCTACCTACCGCCAGTTCCAGCAGTTCTACAAGGAGAGTGAGCGTGGTAGTGAGTTGGACAGCAGTAAGCGTGTGTTAAGTAAGCTTGCACCGCAACTTGCCGACCCTATTGAAGACTTCTTTAACCGATTTGCCAATGATGATAGTCCGTCCATGCCTATTTGGTTGTGTTACATAGCAGACTTCCACCCACAAATGGTTGCACAGATAGCTTTGAAGACGGTGTTGGATAAGATGTACGCAGAGACCCGTCACTTTAGTAGGTTGGCATCGGAAGTAGGCAAAGCCTTTGAGGAGATAGCACGACAACGGGTAGCAGAACACACAGTAGCAAAGAATAAAATGTACAGCGTTCAAAAACCGAAGAGTAAACGGTCAAAGATGCAACGATTTTATACGGTTGAAAAGAATAACCGACGTTTTACGTGTTGGGAGACAAGGTTGAAGGTATCTTTAGGGGCGTGGTTGTTGGGCGAGATCGAACGACACACTAGACTGATAGAGTTTCGGATGGAACGGTTCGGAAAGAAGCAAAGAAAGATTGTTACATTATCAGCTGAGTTCAGTGATTGGGTACGACGGTTCGACACATGGAAAGAGATGCTTGATCCGATGCGTATGGCGTTGCCTACAAAACCGAGGGACTGGGTAGACTTTTACAGCGGAGGATATGAAAGCTTTGACGATCCGTTTGTTATGAACCGACCGAACGGTAGTAACTACGAGTTCGCAAGCATGAAGAATCTTTACGTGTCCGTGAATAACATTCAGCAGGTAAAGTGGAAAATTAACACGAAGATTTTAGATGTTGCACTAAAGTGTTACGAATTGGAACGTGTCTTTGACTTCCATGAGATACCACTTCAACCATATTTAGAGAACGGACACGAACGACCTGAAGAATTACGTGACTGGAAGTTTAAACAGGACAAGATACGACGACGGAATGAAAGTAATCGTAGCAAAAGGCTACAACACGCCAAGATATTACACCTAGCTAAGAAGTATAAGGAGTGGGACGACGTTTACTTTCCGGCACGAGTTGACTACAGAGGCAGGGTATATTATATGCCCGCTTATCTTCATCCGCAGGGTAACGACTTAGCACGTGGTTTGTTGTTATTCGGTGATGGTCAACAGGTTGTAGATGAAGACGACCTTGAACGACTGTTGATCCACGGAGCTAATGCATGGGGTGTAAAGGGTAGCATTGAAGAACGGTTGCATTGGGTGGGTAAACATCAGAAGTGGTTCCTTGAAACAGCAGAAGACCCGATGACTAACGACTGGTGGATGGAAGCGAGTGAACCGTTTGGATTTCTAGCGTTTTGTCTTGAGTATCAACAGTTTACAAAAGAGGGATATGGTTACGTGTCTCACTTTCCTGTGCGTATGGACTGTAGCAACAACGGTATGCAGATATTACATTTGTTATTACGGGATACACGTCACGCCAAGCACTGCAACCTTGTACCTGACCAACCAGTAGGAGATATGTATCAGCACATTGCTGACCTTGTGTACGAACGGTTGAAGGAGCAGTCAAGTGAGAGTTATATAGCGAGCCAATGGTTCCAACACGGAGTAACAAGAGCTATGGCAAAGGCTGCGGTAATGAATAAACCATACGGTCAGTCGTACTATCACGTACTCAGTAACTTTTTAAGTATCATTGGTGATAACCATCCGTTTCAAGAGGGTGAGAACATAGACGCTATCAATTACCTAGCCGAACAATTCAACACGGTAGCACGGGAGGAGTTGGAGAGTGTTGTCCGTATACAGAAGTTTCTACGTGGTTGTGCCAATGCAATAGGAAATCAGATAATCAGATGGACTACACCGAGTGGGTTTAAAGTGGTACAAGGACTGACAAAAACAAAACGTATATGTTGTCGTACCATTGTCGGTAACATAGCAACCAAGGTTGACTTGGAGGACGACACAGATGAGATCGACCCGAAGGAACAACGCAAAGGAATCACTGCTAACTTTATACACGGCATAGACGCAGCTGTGGTTCACCGATTAGCGTACGCAATGCCGTACGACATGGGCTTTGTTCACGACTGTTTTATAAGCCACGCCTGTAACGCCCGTAAAGTACACCAAGATGTACGAAAAACATACAAGACTTTCTTTTCAATTGACTTACTAGCCGAGTTCAGATGTGAGTTATTGAATCAATACCCGACAGCAAAGTTGCCTGACCTGCCTGAACTTGGGACGCTTGACGTCTCGCAAATAGATCGAGCAATGTACCTGCTGTCTTAACACCGATAAAAACACTAAGAGAAATATGAGTATACAAAGTAGAAAGAAACACCCAGTAATAAAAGTAAAAGGCACAGCTAAATACTGTCACCTAAACACACCTAACAAACGGTTTGAACCTAAGTTCGGTACGTACAGTTGTGATCTAGTAATAGATAAAGACCAAGCTGAGATGATAAAGAATACATTGCGTCCGTTGTACGAGGAAGAGTTGAAACAAGTACAAGAAGAGAACGCTGGTAAAGAGATCAATCAAAGAGGGATACCTGTTGAGGAGACTGACGGAGGATTCCTTGTTAAGTCCAAGTTAAAAGCTGGTGGTGAGAGAAAAGACGGAACAACTTACAGCTTATCAATAGCGTTGTTCGACGCACAGGGTAAACCGTTGCCGGAAGATGTACAGGTATGGGGTGGAAGCGTGGTCAACATGGCTGTCCGTCCTAGGTTTTGGTACACAGCGATGGCAGGGTTCGGGGTATCGTTTGATCTGCAAGCTGTTCAAGTGTTAGAACTGAAGAACGGTGGAGTCAACGGACCAAGTGCAGATGCATTCGGATTCACCAGTGAAGAAGGATTCATTGCTAACGGAGGAGAAACCCTAGACCAAGTATTCGATGCGGAAGAAACGAGCGAGACAGAAGTCACAGCGAACTTCTAATAACCGTTATCGTTCAGGTTTCGAATCTAAATTAGCTAACCAGTTACAGCGTAGTGGTGTCTGTTTTGAATACGAGACGCTCAAGATTGAGTACCGAAAGGTGTCCACCTATACGCCAGACTTCATACTACCAAACGGCATAATCATTGAGGCCAAGGGAGTCTGGACGGTGGAAGATAGGACTAAGCACCTCCTTGTTCGGGCACAGCATCCACATCTAGATATTAGATTGGTGTTTATGAACGCAGCGAACAAGATTCGTAAGGGATCAGACACCACCTACGCTAAATGGTGCGATAAAAAGGGAATAATATATGCAGATAAAATCATACCAAAGTCATGGCTTTCACAAAAACGCATGAACCATGCTCAAAGTGTGGGAGTAGTGACGCTCTCTCCACCAACGATGACGGAAGCACCTATTGTTTCAGTTGCAACAGTTATAGTGGAGGACGAGGAAAAGCAATGAGCGAACCAACACCGAGAGAGTTCTTAACTGGCGAACCCAAAGCGATACCACGACGCAACCTAACACAGGAAACGTGTCGTAAGTGGGGCTATTGGGTTGGTCGTTTGAATGGTGAAGATGTACAGATAGCTAACTACAAGACACGAGACGGTAAGCCTGTCGCTCAGAAGATACGATATGCCAACAAGAACTTCAGTGTTCGTGGTGAGTTGGTCGGATTGTACGGTCAGCACCTATGGAAAGAAGGAGGTCGTCGTGTTGTTGTAGTCGAGGGAGAGATAGATGCGTTGTCCGCTAGTCAGGCTATGGATAACAGATGGCCCGTGGTCAGCGTACCGAACGGAGCAAGTGCCGCAAAGAAACACGTGGCACAAGCTATCGACTGGTTGGAACGGTTCGAGAAAGTGGTGTTCTGTTTTGATATGGATGATGTCGGACGGAAGGGAGCAGCTGAATGTGCAGCACTCCTGACCCCCGGCAAAGCACACATCGCAGAGCTACCACTGAAGGACCCGTCTGATATGCTGACAGGTGGCAAGTCGAAAGAGTTGGTGTCGTGTCTTTATGAAGCAAGAGAGTACAGACCTGACGGAATCGTAAACGGTAAGGACTTGTGGGAGTTGGTAAGTAATACTGAGGAACACAAAGCTGTGCCGTACCCATACTATAGTTTAAACGAGTTAACCCACGGCATGAGACTAGGAGAATTAGTTACGGTATGCGCGGGTAGTGGAATAGGAAAGTCTCTGTTCTGTCGTGAGGTTGCTCATCACCTGCTTGGTCTTGGCGAGACGGTAGGTTATATAGCACTGGAGGAATCCGTCAGGCGTACAGCTCTTGGTATCATGGGCATCCATCTGAATAAACCATTACATCTAGAAGACGAACAACTAGACACGGAAGCATTACGTCCTGCGTTTGAAGAGACAGTAGGGAACGGAAAGTTCTACACCTACGATCACTTCGGAAGTATGGACAGTGACAACCTGCTAGGTAAGATACGTTATCTGATAAAAGGATTCGATTGTAAATGGATATTCCTAGATCACCTAAGCATTGTTATCAGTGGGATACAAGGAGATGACGAACGACGATTGATTGATAACACGATGACCAAGCTTAGAAGTCTTGTTGAAGAGACAGGGTGTGGCATGGTGTTAGTCAGTCACTTGAAGCGAGTGGATAGTGGTCACGAAGAAGGAGGACGAGTAAGTCTGCACCATCTGAGAGGATCACAGGCTATAGCACAACTGTCGGACATGGTGATAGGCTTGGAACGTAACCAACAAGCTGAGACAACAAGCAACGAGACCCGTGTTCGTGTGTTAAAGAATAGATTCAGCGGACAGACAGGACATTGCACCACACTTAATTACGACACAGAAACCGGACGATACACAGAAGATAAGAACGTCTTCGAAGATACAACAACTAATGAACCATTCTAAACCATGAAAACACTTCTAACTTATTTAGCAGGACCAATACACGGACAGTCAGATGAGTCTTGCTTTGAGTGGCGAAAAGATGCAACAGCTGTGTTACGTGCCAAGAACATCATGACTCTTGATCCTACTGTCAGAGATTACAGAGGTAAGGAACTAGAGAATGTAGATCGTATAGTCAACGGAGACAAACGAGCAATCATAGCAGCCGACACTGTATTGTGTTATTCACCTGAACCCAGCTACGGCACAGCAATGGAAGTATTCTTTGCGTGGTCAATGCACAAACAAGTACTCACTGTTACTACATCTCAATCACCGTGGATTAATTATCACAGCACACTTGTAGTTCCTACGTTGAAAGAAGCGTTGGAGTTACTGGAGAAAAAGGAATGATACACTATCACGGTATGTCGGGAGCAGGTACTACAACAGACATGGTGACGTTGTCAAAGGGTCGTCATTGTTTTATTAGTTATGCTTCTCGTTCACAGCTCCCGTTGTTTGCTTCCGTGTGTTCTTCGTTTGCGTTGGACAATGGTGCGTTCACTGCGTGGAAACAAGGCAAACCATTTGATATGAGTGGTTACACTGAGTTTGTTATGGAGTGGATGCAACACCCAGCGTTTGATTGGGCAGTTATGCCTGATGTTATTGACGGCACTGAAGAGGAGAACGACGCACTGCTAGAA